CACAGATGATGAAGATATAATTAATTTCAAGAGTAAATTTATCATTGACTTAAATAATATTTTAAAATATCCTGAAGATACTAATAAAATTATTCTTTGTTTTGATTCATTCTCATGGCGGAAAGAATATGTTGACACATATAAAATCGGAAGAAAAAAGACAGCAGAAGAAAAGGAACGTTGGGTTAAGATATATGAAATATGGACGGAACTAACTGAAGAATTATCACTAAATTCAAATAAGACTGGTGTATTTGTTTCTAAATTAGATAAATTTGAAGGAGATGATTTAATTCATTTTTGGAGTGATTACTTTTTTAGAAAGGGTCAAAATTCATTAATCGTTGGTAATGATAATGATTTAATTCAACTTGTTCGAATTAATAAAGAGAAACGAAATTATACCATGTTTCTTCAATACCTTATTAATAATAGACGTTTAGTTGTTTCTCAAGAATTTGACGATGTCATTAAATCTGAAGAGAATGAAGATAATTTCATCGATTTGAATGATTTATTTAAAGGGAAGGTCCCAATTCAAAGTGATATTAATAATCATATTCAATGGATATTAAATCAGAATATAAATTTATATACCGTTTCACCAAAGGATATATTAATGAATAAAATTATATTAGGTGATAGTTCAGATTCAATTCAAGCATGCTATGAATGGCCAAATTCAAAGAAAAGGTACAAACGAGTCACAGCAAGTTTTTATAAAGTTATTAAAGATTCGGAGTTAATGACAGTTGAAAATCTTTGTCGAAATGATGAAGACCTTTTAATTTATTTGAAAGAAGTATTTGAAGAACGATCTAAATCCGAAGTGAATTTAGATATTTTAAAAGAAAATATAAATCAAAATCTTAAATTAATTTATTTGAGTCGAGATACTCTACCTAAGGAATTATTGAAAGTGGTGTTAGCTTATTTCAAAAAAACTTTATCAAGTGAACTTTGGAAGAAAACGAATACATACAATAAAGATAAATTATATACGTTATTTAATATAGAAGAGCAACAAAGTATTAAGGTTTACGGTTAAATAGGAGAAGAAAATGGGATTATTTGGGAAGACTGAAAAGACTAATAAATCAAAAGCAGATGTACCAAAAGAGAAAGTTAAGAAACATAACACTTTCGATGACATGAAAAAGATTTGGAAAAAATCCGAATTTAATAAACTATCTAATTATCAGAAGAAGAAAATGGCTTTTTTATTAAATCGATTCATGGCAATTCAATTTCCAATTCATGCAGCGATGGTTAATCGAAAAGGAGTTTCTGAAGTTGGAGTTGTAGATTTTTGGGCGAATTTTCTACAATTAAAATATGGTGGAAGAATTCCCGGTTGGTTTTGGTCAAAAGCTAGCAAAGATTTTAACATATTTGACGACATGATTAATATTAATCTGTATAGTGATGAGGTGTTGAGTCATCACTATAGCACACATGAAAGAAATAAACAAGAACTTTTAGATCTATGTGAAATGTATCCAAAAGTCGCTCAACAAGAACTCGAAGAATCAAAAGCGATCATAGAGTTTAGCGTGGAGATGAAAAAAAGATAAGAATGACCATTCATTCTTATCTTTACATTAACTCTATACTCATAACAAGTAAATTCTAAAAAACTTTAATTTTTTTATCAAATATATAAATTATGAAACGAAATAAGACATATAAATTAAGGATTTATCCTACTCAAGACCAAGAAGTATTAATTAACAAAACTTTCGGTGCTTGTCGTATGATTTATAATGCTGTCTTAGATTATAAGCAAAATTTATATAATGATCGTAAGCAAACGTTTTCGAAAGTTGACTCAATTAAATCGATTACCGAAATTAAAAAGATTAATGGTTATGAGTGGTTGAAAGAGATAGAGACGGTAGCGTTACAACAATCGCTAATTGATTTAGATAAATCGTACCAAAACTTCTTTAGAAATTTAAAGAAAGGGAAGAAAACGTTTCTTCGTTTTAAATCGAAACACAATCCAAAACAATCGTATAGAACGAACAATGTTTCAAACACAATTAGAGTCGAAAACAACAAGATTCGACTACCTAAATTGAAGTGGGTTAAGTTTCGTGACTCCAGACAACTCAAAGAAAACGAAATAATTAAATTCGTCACAATTAAGAAAACACCAACAGGTAAATATTTTGCTTGTGTTTTGGTCGAGTATGAATTCGAGCCGAATAAACCAACTCAAATAGATACTTCGCGTATTTTCTCTGCTGACATGAGTGCTAAAAATTTTATGATTACAACTGACGATATAGAAATTGAAAACCAAAAATTCTATAGAAAGTTGGAGCGTCTTTTAGGTATAAGACAACGTCGACTAAGTCGTAAGAAAAACGGAAGTAACAATCGTTTGAAAGCGAAACATCGTCTAGCAAGAATTCATGAAGACATTTCAAATAGACGTTTTGGTTGGCATAAAAACGTAGCTCACAAACTCTTAACCCAGTTTGACGTTCTATGTTTCGAAGACTTGAACATTGAAGCGATGAAACGGTTTCACAAAGGTTTAGCAAAAACAATGAGTGATATGGGTTGGTCAGCGTTTTTGACGTTTCTAGAACAAAAGTGTGAAGCTGAAAACAAGTACTTGATTAAAATCAGTCGTTGGTTTCCTTCGAGTAAGATGTGTTCAGAGTGTGGTTGCTTGAAAAAAGATCTACCGTTAAGTCAAAGAACGTATGAATGTGATTGTGGATCTGTCATAGACAGAGATGAAAACGCTGCTAAAAATATAAAAGCAGAGGGAATTAATCTTCTGCTAGAAAAATTTAAAGGAATAGAGTTATTAACTCATTCTAAAGGAATAAACCTTTCAAATTCTACCGCAAGGTATGTGGAAAGTAACGCCTGTGAAGTTATGAGTAGTGGTTACACGCTCAGTCCAGGAAACTATAATGTTTATGACAATTTACTTGTTATGGGCGTATAGTTACTTATAGTGATGAGGTGTTGAGTCATCACTATAGCACACATGAAAGAAATAAACAAGAACTTTTAGATCTATGTGAAATGTATCCAGAAGTTGCTCGACAAGAACTCGAAGAATCGAAAGTGATTATAGAGTTTAGCGTGGAGATGAAAAAAAGATAAGAATGAATGAGCCACAGAATTGACACTGTCGGTAATTATATAGTAATTAGAAATTCAAATCAATATAGAGATATTGCTACAATAGATTCAATATCTCTAGATTTAACCACATCTGATAGCTCACATTATAGAGTATTTTTTAGATATTCTATAAATAGTGTGAGTTATTCAGATTGGATAGTATATACCTTACCGATAATAAATTCAACTCTCCCGACAGACTATAATACTAAATTCTATTTGGATTTTAAGATTGAGTTGATTGCTACAGGATGGGTTGAATTTAATAGCTTAACTATTGCTACCACACCGATGGACGTATTAAGTCCAACAATTCCGAATGATGTATATCACATCATGGAAAGTGAATCAAATTACCAACCATATCCAGATTTCTCATATAATCTGGATATATATAATCAGAGTGAAGGAGTTGAATTACATAAGAGGTTATCTTATATTTCAAATAATTTGCTTGGTCATCAAGTGTCATATTTTAAAGCCGACCCGTTGATTGAGAGTAGAGATGCTCTTTTGAAAGAATGGGGGTTGATGCATTATCGAGATGCTCAATATTTGAAAGTAGTCGTTCCAGGTAATGAATTTCCTGATCCGAATATGTCAATAAGTCCATTCGCAGGATTTAGTTTCGAAACTCCTTTTGAAGTTCATATAGATAAGAGATATTTTGAACAGATATTTGGTATCGGTGCTCGACCACAATCAGATGATGCAATTTTCTTTGATCGGACAGATCGTATGTATCTGATTCAAGATTCAGAATTAGAACGATCTTTTATGAATGAAGTGATCTATCATAAAGTCAATCTAATGAAATTTGAATCAAAATCATATATATCAATGTCTGACGATATGGAAGATATTATCGATAACGCAACAATTGAAATTGAAGAATTATTAGGAAAAGAAATAGCTGAAGATCAACTTGATGTAACGAATAAAAAACAACTTGAACCAAAAGGAAGTCCGTGGGATATGATTAGAGTATATGAACCAGAAAAATATAATACTATTATAGGTGAATATGACCTATGTAATTATGATGTTGTGGTTTCACAATATTATTATAATCTTAATTTAGCGTATCAACGTGATGGTCGCTCAAATTTCATTCAATATGCTTTGAATGATCAATTAACCTCTTCAAATAATAGAACATTCACCAGTTGGTTACATATGAAAGAGACGAAACATAATTCGAAAGATATTAAGACTGTGGTTGTTTCTGATTTGGAAGTGACAATTAATTTTAAATACGGAGTTCCGTATTTATCTGTTGGTGATTGGGTGAATGTTGTTGATTCGGAAACCTCTTTTGAAACAAGATTAATCGTAGATTCAATTACAGATACTAAAACTGTGAAGAAAATTGTAGCTCATTTTGAAAGTCAAGATTATAAAGACACTATCACAACCGCTACTCCAGATTGGGCTGATATTATCACATTATCAGCATCAAGAGAAGTGTATCATAATCTTTTAAATAATTATGATTATAAAAATAATGAAGGAATGTCATTAGATATCTTGAATACTAATAAAGTAAGATTAAGGTTGAACGAAACTTTATACGATTTGGAATTAGATGATGAATTACAATATAATCAATGGTACGGTGTGATTGTAAATATATTAAATGAATTTGATCAATTCTCAATCTATGTATATAAAATTAATGAAGCTAATTCTAATGAATTAACGTTATATACCTATAAGACAATGACATTATCGATTACAGAAACTATTACTGGTTTAGACATGATGTATATTCAACCATCATCAATGGTTATGACAAATATACGATGGTTGAACCAAAATATTAAGACTGATTATCATTCTATATTCTTAAATCAAAGTATTGTAACTGATTCTTCAAAATGTATGATCATAGATAACGCTGAACCACGATCAACTTTACCGTATGTTGGAAATATTAAATAGATATTAAATAGAATTAAAATGACTAAAGAAGATAAAAAAATAAAAGACGCTGAACTGCAAAAGAAAGTCGATGTTGAACAGATAATTACTGATATTGACAAAGAATTTAGAGAATTAGAAGGAGTTGGATGCTTCGAAGAAGATTTAGTTGAATCAATTCAAATTGATTTAATTCAAGTTGATGAACAAGCGAAAGAAGAGGCTGAAGAATTTCTTTATGCACTTGCGGTGAAATTCTCAGGAAATATACCAGCTGTTCAAAATGATCCTTATCTGAAAGTTCGAATGAGAGAAGATGCTAATTTGTTGCATGAATTGAAATATCAAATGAAGTTTTCGAAATTTGCCACTATGAAATTAGGTGAAAATATATTAGCTGACCAACTTTATTTTCGAAATTATGAAATGGTGAAAATAACTCAATCGTCAATCACTGAAATAGCTAGACACCTCATTCAACTTCAGAGGTTAATTGAAGATTATTATCGTAATTATTTTCTAAATGTGGCAAATTATTCCGAAAGTAAATCGATTAATAATGAGACGACGTTATCACCTTCCGAGTTGATTCAGACTCTCGAAGATATGGAAGGGTAATATGATAGGATCTAATTTATTTGGTTCAATTCCTTCTAAGAATGAAGAGGATGTTCGTCAATTCGTGTGGGACAAAAAATCGATAGACCAAAAAATTTACAATATTGATAATGGTATGGAAGATGATATGCCTAATCCGTTCTATGAAAATAATAAATTTCTTAGACGAAACAAGATTAGATATAATTATTCGAAAGAAGAAATTCAAGAAGTTAAGCGTTGTAAAGAATCTGTCGTATATTTTGCTGAAAATTATTGTAAGATTCAATCACAAGGTAAGATTATAACTATTAAGCCGTATGATTATCAGAAAGAAATTATGAGTGCTTTTCAGGAAGATAATTTGTCTATCGTTTTGAGCTCAAGACAATCCGGAAAATGCATAAATTTCGATACAAAGGTTACTGTTCGAGTCGATGGAAAAATATATGATATAATGGTGTTTGAATTATATTTCCAAATTATGGAGAAACACCATAGTCTATCTATGCGAGAAAGATTACGTCGATTACTGTATGAAGTATATAGTGAAGCTAAAAAAGACGATATATTATTTTTAATGAATCTCTATGAAAATTTTGAATTTCTAAATTCTGATATAAATGAAAATAATGATTTAAAAAAAATTCAGAAAACAGTAGAAACAGATGGAGTAGAAATTTTATCGGATACTGGTTTCGTTGACATTACTCATATTCACCGAACTCAACCTTATAAAGTTTGGGAAGTTTCTACGGTTAATAGAACTTTAAAATGTGCAGATAGACATTATTTATTTGATGATAACATGGTTGAAATATTCGTCAAGGACCTAAAAGTTGGTCAAATGATTCAAACTTGTGATGGTCTCGAAGAGGTTACATTGGTTAAGAACACTGGTGATAAATTAGCTATGTTTGATTTTTCAATTGATGATGAAAATCATTGCTATTATGCTAATGGTATGCTGTCTCACAATACAACAATCGTTTCAATTTTCTTGATTTGGTATGCTATATTTCATAATTCTAGGACAATTCTAACAACCGCTCATAAGGGTTCAGCTGTCTCTCAAACTATATACAATATTAAATTGATATACGAACAACTGCCATTTTTCATGAAACCTGGAATTAACACTTGGCAGATGACCGGTATTACTTTTGAGAATCGGTGTCGAATTATAGGATCAACGACCACAGCTGACTCTGGTAGATCGTTTCCGGTGAACCTACTTTTCTGTCTTGATGGCGAAACAACTAATATAACTATAAGAGATAAGGTTACGGGTGAAATTACTCACACCACCATGGAAGATTTATATAAAATGATCGAAACTGATGAAAAATGTTGAAAAAATAATACATGATATTATAAATACTAATAATAAAGAAGAACAATTGATAAAAAATTTAGATTATGTTATTTGTCCGGTAACTGGTACACATAAATCTAAAATATCAAAATTGTATATACAAAATAAATTAGGTATGAGCCTAACGGAATTTGAAAATAAATTTCCCAATCAATTAAGAAATTGTATAAAAATAGCTAATAAATATTTTAGATATTATAAATTTATCATAAGTAATAATTATGATCCCTATCATTATACATTTAAAATATATTGTTTTATTGAACGAAATACTCGAAGAAATAAACATTTATATGATTCGGGTAATATATTATATGCCCACACACTCAACAGAGATTGGCTATGATAAAAAGTAATTATATCACAAATGTTTTATGTATGACTACAGAAGAATTTGATGATATGTATCCTGGCATGATTAAAATGTGTAAACAAAGAATTAATAATATTAAAAATAGTTTAAGGGAGATAGATTTAGAGACTGGTTTGACAAAACATCAGCTTTCAGTATGTAAATCTAAAATCACACTTGGAAAACTTAACGATAATGGTGTGTCTGGATATATTAAAAGGGGTCAAAAAACTAGAGAGACTCATTTAAATGCTATTGATTCATATGGTCATAATGGGTACGAAAGAATATCAATTAGTTGCAATGATAAAAAACAAAATACTAGATTTAAAAGAGGGTTAAATCATTTTAAAAATCAAAAAGATTTTAATAGAATGTATCGATATATTGTAGATTATTTAACGACTAAAAATGATAATAAACCTAGTGGTGATCGAGGTTTATATACTTATCATTTAGATCATATCTATTCTATTAAAGATGGTAGAGATAATAAAATTAGCCCTTATGTGTTATCTCATGAAAGTAATCTTCAGATCATATCTGCTAAAGAAAATAGAAAAAAACGGTATCACTCTAGACAATCTTTAGAAAAATTACTAAATGATGCAGAATATACATTAGAAAAAGCAAATTATGAGTATGATATTATATCATTAATAATTTGTGAGAATATTAATAATAATAAAAATATGACAGTTTTGGAGATGTTAGATGATGAAAGATGGAAGTCAATCGGTATGTGTTAATAATAGATTTGAAATATTAACATCTAATGGGTTTGAGGATTTTGAATCTATTATAAAAAATGAAAATGTGAATAAAATATCAAAGCATATAAAATTTATAGACGAAACACATATCAAAGCAACTTATGACCACAGATTTTTTATTGGTGGTAAAGAAATAAAAACGTGCGATCTACAAGTGGGTGATATTTTAGATTCGATTAATGAAGGTAAATGTATAGTAGACATATCGGATATTGTTTTGAAAGATACATTTGAAATTTTTAATACAAAAAGTCATACTATTTTAGCTAATGATGTGATTAGTCATCAATGTGACGAATTTGCATTTGTCCCGCCGAATATAGCAAGAAAATTCTATACAGCTCTATATCCAACTCTTTCAGCAGATCCAACTGCAAAATTTATTATAACTTCAACTGCAAATGGAGTTAATCAATTTTCTGATATTCTGGTTGCTGCAAAAGCAGGAAATAATAAATTTAAAGCTCATCAAGTTGATTGGTGGCAAGTTCCAGGGCGAGATACCGCGTGGAAGAAAAGTCAAATTCAGAATCTTGGATCGGAAGAAGCATTCGAACAAGAGTATGGTAATAAAATCTATATGAATTCAGACACATTAGCAACTTCTGATCAAAGAAAAATACTCGGAAAATATCAAAGAGAGTTTCAAATATCTAAAGACGATACATTATATAGTAAGGTAAATGAAGTTTGGTTGCGAGATTTTAAAGTTTTTGGTGAACCGATTGATCCTTATGGAAATCGAAAATATGTAATATCAATTGATTTTGCTGAAGGCATAGGTGCTGATTATACAGTGGTTCAAATTTTTGAGATTACCCCACTCAGTCCACATCAGCTAAAAAATCCTAGAATCGTGGTGAAGAATGAATATGATTTATTTGGACTATCTCAGGTTGCAGTGTGGAGAGATAATAAGACTGATCTAAATAATTGTGCTGATGGACTTTCTCAATTTTTATTTAATTATATGAATCCTGATAATTATATTTTGATTGTTGAGGCTAATGATTATAGATGGACGGTGATGGATTCAATTTTCAAAGAAAATGTAAATTACGCTCCAGAAGTATATATGAAAACTCTCCAATCTAATAACGCGAAACAATCAAAGGTGGGAGTTAGATTAAATAGAAATAATAAAAAGACATATTTTAATGCTCTTCGACGTTTTGTCGAGAGTAGAAAAATAAAGATTCGAGAATTATCGACGATTGAGGAATTTTTAAATTTTATGATTACTGAGAAAGGTGAATATATGAGTCAGACTGGTCATGATGACGCGGTTATGGCATGTCTAAATTGTATTCCGGTATTTGAAGACCCGATATATTATGAATTTATAGATGATATTTATCAAGAAGCGTATGAAGATAAATTTGGAATTGATGTTGATTTCTTATTAGAAACTTTGAAAAAAGATAGTGGTGAAATATCATATAAAGAATTAATCTTT